GAGGCTCTGGAGACTGGTGCCGCGAAGATGGCGGAACTGGACTCCTCGATTCGTGCTGCCGAGGCGAAGGCCCGGTACCGTGAGATGCGGGAGTCCGCTCCTGCGTCCTTCTCCTTCAAGAAGGAGACCACGGCGGCGGCTTACTCCGGCCAGTACCGCTTCGTCATGGACGGAACCGACGTTCGCGTCGAGGGCCGTGCTGCCGAGGTGGGTGGCACCGACCCGTCGTCCTCGCTTCCGGGCATGGACCTCTCGGGTGCTGGTGACTACTCGGCTGCCATTCCGGTGGACCTTCAGGCGGAACTGATCCGCAAGTTGCCCGCCAAGGCCGTGATTCGCCAGTTCTTCCAGACCCGCACCTACAGCAACGACATCGAACTCCAGCGGGTCGCTACCCGTGTTTCGTCGGCTGCTGACGCGGACTTCAAGGAAGCGGGCAAGGTCTCCATCACCAACGAGGCTGGTGCCTACACCGGCGTCGATATGGCCCTGGAGCGTGTCCGTGTGAACAACTTCAAGACTGCGGCGAAGTCCGAGGTCACTGAAGAGTTCATGCGTGACGCCCGCGGTCGGGCTGTTGCGGAACTCCTGCTTCAGCACGCCGAGGAGCATGGCCTGCTGTGGGATCGCGTCTACGCTGGCGGTCAGGGCGGCACCGATGGCCCCGACCCGTGCTGGCTCTACAACGCGACCACCGGCGACGGTATCGGCATCGAGGACTACCTCCCCGCCGGTCAGATCATCGACATTGACATCTCCGACGCGGCGGCGGCATCGACGGCCAGCAAGACCTGGACCGACGCCCTCACCAACCTCCGCTACGGTGCGATCCCCGCGCAGTACTGGGGCGGTCTCCGCTGGATGACCAACCAGGCGACCTTCGCTGCCCTCAGCAAGGTTCTGGATGCTCAGGGTCGTCCGCTCTTCCAGCCGCTCCTCACCGGCACCCCGGCGTCGAGCCTCGAAGTCGGCACCCTGCTCGGTCTTCCGGTGTTCGTGTCGAACAACCTCACTGGTTCGTTCGCTGCGGGCGACACCGCGATGATCCTTGCCCACGCCGAAGACTATTGCATCTTCGACCGGGCCGGGTTCAGCCAGCAGGTCGATCCCTACAGCCAGGGCGACAGCGGCAAGATCGTCTACCGCACCCGGATGCGGTCCGACGGTCGCTGGCTGCGTCCGTTCGCGGCTGGTGCCATCGTCTGCGTGGCCTGATTCTCAACAACTCACGGAGTCCCCTTCCCCCCTTCGGGGGGGGAGGGGGCTGACGGATGACGACAATGATCGAGTTCGTTTCCAAGGCAGACCACAACTTCCAACTCGCCGAGTTCGTGGACCACATTCGTCTGGAGACGACCGACGACCAGCCCGCCGCGCAGCGGTCGCTGGACGCCGCGGTCGAGGCCGTCGAGGATTGGACTGGCCGCCTGTGCCGTGCCTGTACCGTGCAACAGAGCGAGGGATACTTCATTCCCCCGTTCCGTGCCGCGTACTACCCGGTGGTCAACGCCAGCACGATCGTGACGCGGTACGACTCCGAGACTGACGTGTCTGACGATGTGTCGTCGTACTACTACGTCCTGAAGAGCCGCGGCGGTTACCACCTCGTCCCCGTGGTCGGCTCCTATCTCGACACGATCCGCAAGACCGTGACCTGGCAGTATCAGGCTGGCAACACCGATGTCCCGGCGAATCTGAAACTCGCCATCTTCGGCGTGGCTGCCCACTTCTACGAGAACCGCGAACTGGTAAACGAGGCGAAACTAGAGACGGTCCCGATCGCGTACCGCTCCATCATCGAGTCCTACCGAAACGGGGAGATGTGATGCAGGTCGGCAAGTTCCGCCATCGCATCACGGTTCGGACCCCGGCCCAGACGACTGACGCCGCTGGACAGGCGTCCTATAACTTTAGTTCGTTCGAGTGTTGGACAGACGCCAAGAGCATCCGAGGCTACATCTCGGACGCCGGGATGCAGGAGACGGCTGGACGCCGCTACTACAAGTTCACCATGCGTCACGACGACCGCATGGACTACGGGTGCGAGATCGTGTTCCGATCCGCCACCTACCGCCCAGAGCGGATCGACCGCTGGGACGAGCGGGACCGCTACCTGATCGTGTACGCCTACGAGGTGGACCTGTGATCGACGAGTCCTTCATCGAAGAACTGATGGACGAGATCGGCGAGGTCATCAAGATGCGTGACCAGGCCAGCATCTCGAAGTTGAAGAACGGTCTCCGCCAGGCCATGCGGATCGTGGACTCCGCCAGCCAAAGCGAGTACGCCAGCCATCGCTACCGCTACGGTGCTGGCACCAAGAAGCACAAGCAGCGTGGCGGACGCTTCCGCGACTTCGCGTCAAAGGCATCCGCCTACAAGTACCGTTTCAACGTCGCCAAGGGAAACAAACCATGGCGATACCAGTCGATGATGAAGCGGAAGGGCAGGGATAACGTGTACCAAGGCAACCTGTCCCACCTGCTGGAAGACGGTGCCTGGAACGTGAAGTACAAGAAGCATAACCGGGCCTACAAGGTCCGCTATCGGGCGTTCCAGCGTAGCCGGGCTTCGGCTCTGGCTCGGGCCGTTCGAGCCTTCAAGGAGGTTCTCGGTGTCAGTGCCTGAAGAAGTCCACGATTTCCTTGTTGCCGCCGTCAACGACGTGACCGTGAAGGTCTCGCCGTTCGTTCGTTCAAACGGCACAGACTTCCCGTTTGTGATCTACGACTTCCAGCAGGATGTCTACACCGGCTCGACGCCCACGGATCCAGGCCCGCCGCTGATCCAGTGGGAGGCTACGGTGGTCGATCGCACCCTCTTGGGTGCGGAGACCATCGCACAGCGTATTGTGGCGGCGGCTCCGGGCGACTCTTGCCCCGTTCGCGTCAAGTCTCTGGTTCGGTCCTACGAACCCTCGTATGACGGGCAGAGGCCCGGCGAGTACGTCATTACCATCAACATGGAGAACTTCTGATGGCAAAGGTCATTGGAAACGGCCTCACGGCCTTGATCGGCGGATCGGTGTCCATTGATGTCACCTCCGTCTCGATGGACGCCGGTGAGCGTCCCCAGATCGACATCACTGCGGCTGACGAAGCCCAGCGGTCTGCGGTCCCCGGCCTTCGAGCGGTCCCCACTGGATCCATCACGGGCATCCTCAACAGCGGACAGATTCAGACTCTTGAGGGCTATTTCACTGGTTGCACCGCTACGACTCTTGCGGTTGCCAGCAATCAGGTTGATTGCTCGACCAGCGAAAGCCTCATTGCCGCAAATGTTCACATTACAGGATTCACGGTTGATGCTAGCATGGACGAGGCGGCCACTGTGACCGTCAACTTCATGCTTGCGGCTGGTGACACCTTTGTCGCACCTGCTTCGCCTTGAGAACCATAATGTTCACCTTCAAGACCAAGACCGTTGAGATCGATGGGCAGTCCGTGACGCTCCGAGAGTTGAGCGGTGCCCAGTGGAACGAGATCACAGAGGATGCCGACATGGCCGTCATCATCGCCATGTCCTGGGATCCGCCGAACGCGGTGACGGCGGAGCAGGTCCGGCACTGGCCGTTCTCGATCCAGAAGCGTATCTACGACGAGTGCGCTGAACTCAACGGTCTAAACGACGAGGGAAACTGACGACGCGGGACCTGGCAAACCACCGTCTTGCCAAGGAACTCGGCATGACTGTCAGCGAAGCCTTGTCCCGCATGTCCGCTCGCGAGTACCTGAATTGGATGCTTTACTGGCAGTACGAGGCCGGTGAGAAGCAGACGATGGACCAGGCTTTGCAGGAGATTGCCAAATGGCGACAGTAGGCAACCTGTTCGTCAACATCCGGGGCAAGACCGAAAAGTTTGAGAAGGATCTCAAGCGTTCGACTCGTCGTGTCAGCAAGAGTTTCGCCCGCGACCAAGAGCGGGCGATGATCCAACTCCGAGAGGCTCGCGAGCGGGTCGGTCGTCTTACGACTGCTTCGCCTGCACGCTTCAAGGCTGCAATCAAGGATCTCAGAAAAGCCGAGCATAATCTGCGAATGGCAGAGGCGCGCCAGCCTCGTATGGAAGCATGGCGTCGAGCGTACGAGAACCGCAAGCAACGCAAGAAGGACCAAGAAACCACACGGTGGAGCGTTGACTACGAAAGTTCAAAGCGAAAGTACTTGCTCGCTGAAGAACGAAAGCAGGCTCGGTACGAGCGGATGAAAGTCCGCGATCAGGCATTCCTGAACCGCAAGCAGCGTTTGGCTGACGAAGAAAAGGCCGAACGGGTTAGAAAATGGAGTGCCCAATGGGAAATCTACAAGCGACAAAGGCTTTATCGCGAAGAATTCTCGAACCGCCGCCGAGATCGGCTCCGGCAGCGTGACCTGCTTCGACAACAGGCTGGAAGACAATTATTTGGCAAGCGAGGCATGGCAGCACAACTGTTCCAGGCTTCTCCGCTTGCTGGATTCCTCACGGTCCTCGGTGCCGTTGGCTTGACGATTTCGACGGCAAAGTCCATCGTAAACTTCGCCATCAACAGTGCAAGGCGAGGAAGCGAGTTGACCGAACGATTCAAGTTCGCCGGACCTATGGGTGGGAAACTAGCCCAGATCGAAGCCGCTAAAATCCAACAGCAACTTCAATTCGCACAGGACCCGACCGTATCAGCAGCCAAACTTCGCCGCGGTCGAGCCGAATATGCTCTAGAAGAATCGCAGATGACATTGTCTGCTGCCTACGACTATGCAGTCGCGTTTCTAAAGCAAGCAGCAGACTTCTACCTTCGCGGCGGTGCTGTTGATCCAGGCGGTGCTGCTGTTCGGCAGGCCGCAGCAATGCAACGAGCCACGGGGCTTACGGGGCAAGGTCCATGACAATCAGCGAGCCGATCAGAGTACATCCGAGCGACAACATCCAGTATGGGGCTGTTTTTGAGCCGACCACTGCGACTGGTGTCTGGCGTTTCACCGACTGCGACGAAGATCCACTGTCTAACGTGTTTGAGTTCCAGGGTGCTTGGCAGAACTACTTCAAGTTCGTGCCTGGACTTGTTGGGGCAGAAGTTGACACGTCCACCAGCCTGTGGAGTTATCCGTACAGGCTGGTTCCTGCCAACAGTCTCACCGGCAGCGGCTTGGTCGGCTTTGAGTGCATTTCCATCCAAGGCGGTCGCGTCTTTGGGACGGATCGAGTCTGGGAACTGAGGGCAGAGTTCCAACTCGTAGCCGCATACGGAGGTCGTGGACACACCGAGGTCACCAAGACCGTTCGGTCTCGAACTGCGCAAGCGTGGAGATCGAATCCATGGGCTGAGAGTTCTCCGCTTCCAGAGATGTTTGGTGGGCTTGCCGATCCGGCAGATCCCGACAGTTTTGAGCCGATTTCCATATCTTGCACAGAGGTCGGGGGCCAGCGCGTCGATGTCAACGGACAGCCCATGCAGATCAATATTGATCAGCATGTGATGACCGTTTCGTTCGTGATCAGGGCACCCTATTACGACGTGGACACTGCTGGCGTCGGCAGCATCGTAGTCCCAGAAGAGTGGGAGTATTGGACCACCGGAGAGGGTGCGTCCATGATCGGCAACCGTAATGGTTCGCTGTTCTTCGGATGGCCGTCGTATTCGCTGGTCATGGAATCGCTGAACATCACCAAGATCGGTAAGACAACATTCCACAGAGTCGATCTCGTCTTCGTCCATGACGAGTGGTGGCATCTTGAGCAAGCCCCGGCGACGGTAGTTGGCTCGATGCCGCCTATCATTCCCGCCTGTGCCGAAGGCGGAGAGACCATCTTGTTTCAGACGAACGTGACTCTGTGGGTGAACCCGTATCTTCGATATTCGGACTTCAACGATTTCATGGATTACGTTCCGTACGACAGCCGGTCGTACATTGAAGATGCGATTACTCTGACTGGTTCGGTGCCTTCCTGATGCCTGGAACCTACGGCACACCCCTGTTCTGGCGAGGCCCGTATGTCATGCGGGTCGCTGCCTTCACCGAGCAGTTTGAGGCCGATGGCGTCACAGGCCGGAACCAGTGGCTCTACGACCTGGAGCCGGTCAACTGGGGGACAGACTACCTGTACGTCGCAGCGGCTGACACGCCGTTGATCTGGAACAACTGCATCAACATCTGGGAGATCAACAACACCAGCACGACGGCGATGGGCCTGACGGTGGACCCGACCCTCGCTACGCTGGAGCCTGCTCCTGTTGGTGCCATTGTGATGGTCTACACGCACCCGGCGGCAGAAGACGACAACGGCATCAAGCCGTTGATCGTCTTCCAGTGGCCGAACCAGTGGGAGTGTGTCTGATGCGACGGTGCTGCTGTGGCGATGGAGGCGGCGGAGGGACTGTGGAGTCCCTATGCGGAGCCAGTGGCACATTTGCAAATTGCGTATTCAACGACGAATACCTCGGCCTTGAGATCACAAGTGCCTCGTACACCGGATCGCAGTTTAGCATCAATTCTAGCCAGACCCAAAGGTACAACGACAACTATACGCTTGCATTGTCGAGCGTGACAGCAGGAACCCCATCTGTTGTCAAGTGTCCGGCGACCAATGTTCTTGCAATTGTCAATTTTGAAGTGGTAATTGAACTGACCGTTGCAAGTTCATCTTGCTCTGCATGTTCCGGAGCGTTTCCAAGTGTAAGCACGGCCACCTTCAACAAAAGCGTAGCGATTGGATGTCAGTGCTCGTTTCCTTTTGGAACAGTCTATATCCCTGGCGTGAGAACATCGGCTAACTGGGATTCTCACAGATGCAGCCCGTCAACGCCCCTAACTTACGGAACACTTGTTCACACCACCAGCAACTATACCGGTGATTTTGTTACGCCTTGTGGCTTGCTTGACGGAACAAACTACATGCGTTGCCGTGTTGACGCGGAAACAACTGTGCCCGGCAACACTTGCTCTGCTGATTTCACGACCACGCCACCATCCGATCCATTTGAAGTCCAATTCAACTTCCAGTTGAAGAAATGAAAAAAGTCCCCATTTACAAAGGCCTCGGCGACGTAGTGGAGGCCGTGACGGAGGCCACCGGCATCAAGAAGGTCGTCGAGACTGTCGCCAAGGCGACGGGTCGAGACTGCGGCTGTGGACGACGGAAGGAAGCCCTGAACAGGCTGGTGCCATTCAAGAAGGAGGACGCCGATGTCGTGCAACCCGACGAGGCTTGAACTAAGCAACACCGACGCGACCACGGTCGATGTCACCCTAACGACCGATCCCGGCGACGGGACTGCGGTCGTGCTGGAGGTGCCCGGCCTCAGCATCAGCGAGACCCAGAACACCAGCGGCGGAGAGGTGTCTTACACCATCGCCGCCCGCACCGAGGACACGCACAGCCTCTGGGACGGCACGATCCAGGTCGGGGCAAACGCACCGGCGGACATCGTCATCCACATCGTCGAGACCTCAGCCGCCCAGACGGTCGGGCTGACCGTGACCGACGCCGACGTGTCGTACTGTGCTCCGCTGACAAGCGCAGGTGTTGAAAGCCTCGACGACCTGGACGACGTGTCCATATCGCTTCCGGTTGCGAAACAGGTTCTGTACTACAACGGCACGATCTGGCGCAACGTCTCACTGAGCAGCGGCGATATCCCATCGCTCGATGCCAGCAAAATCACAAGCGGCACGTTCGACGATCTTCGCATCTCCTCAAGCAGCGTCACCCAATACGCAGGAGACATCGACCTCAACGACCTAGGCGATGTCAACATTGCAACTGGAGCCGGGAACGACGGTGACCTTCTGTTTTATGATCACGCTTCCGGGGCCGGTGCCAAGTTCAAGGGCGTGGCTCGGTCTTCGATCTCCCTGACCGAGTTCGATGACGATCTCGACTACGCTCCGTCGGTACATACCCACGCACTCGGCGACCTGAGCGACGTTGACACTGCCGGTGCCGCCATCGGTCAGGTGCTGGAGTTTGACGGGGCAGACTGGGTTCCTGCGACTCCTGCGGCTGGAGGAGGCACCGACTACATCCGCACGCCCGCAAGCGGAACGGTCCTGCGTTTCTTTGACGACATGCTGTGGTCTACCGCCGGATGGAACACTGCAACCTCCGCGCAAGCATTCTATTGCATCGGTGGTCAGGGTGCGTATGTCTCGGATGCGTACGCTCAGAACACCGCCGCAGACGGCGTTCCCGGCGTCATCATGTGGAACACGCAGGCGCAGAACTACAAGCGGTTGAACATGCTCGGTCCAGAGGTCTACAACTTTGGAGACCCAGACGGCACTGGTTGGCTGTTTGAAGCGAGGATTATGATTGAGGCCGACCCGGCTGCCGCTCAACTCTCCTACTACTGGGGAGCCGTCGGACCCAAGAACAACCTTGATATTTCCTCCTCAAGTATGGGAGGTGGCATTGCAGCATATGGGGACGTTGCAAAGGCTGGAAACGTCTGGTCGTTGGGACAGACCTTCCTTCGGAAGTACTACTGGGACACCGAAGGGACCAGCAGTAATTCAATCGAAAGCGATATCACTTCGGTCCCGTTGCTGACTCAAAGCACTTGGTACAGGGTCGGAGTTCACTGCTACAAGGCGACCATCTTCTCTGTCCCGACTTGGGTAGTCGATCACTATCTCGACGGCACCCTTGTCTCCACCCAGTACCTGACCTCGAACGCTCGTGCTCCAGTCTTCTTCCTTGGGATGTACCAAGGCGTCACGGCAACCGTCAACAAACTGTTTGTTGACTGGGTCTCGTTTCAATACACTCGCAATGATGCCGTCACCATGATGGACATCACGGATCTCTGAAATGGCTAGCACCACCACCGTCCAATACCAGAAGTCGCTCACCTCGCTCACCGTCATCGAGGGAGCCGTCGAGGAACTCGCGACCACCTTCGCGACCGTTCAGCAGCGGTCCTCCGTCGATGACGCGATGATTGACGCGCTCGTCGCTGCGGCCAACGGCCTCGCCGCGAGTGCGACCGCGCTCAAGGCCATCGACTACACGCCGCCGGTGTGACGGATCGTCGGTCTGTAGCCCTGCGGCACGACGCCTTGACACTAGGGTATTTCAAAATTCGATTTTGAATTGCCTTGTGTTTGATTGGGGGCGGAATGGCAAGAGTTCTTGCTGTTGGCGACATCCACATCCCCGCCGAACACCCAGGCTATCTGGGGTTCGTGCGGGGTGTCCGCCGCCGCTGGCGATGCGACGAGGTGGTGCTGATCGGCGACGTGTTCGACTGGCACGCGATCTCGTTCCACGCCAAGAACCACGACGCACCCACAGCCCTCGGGGAGTACGAGGAGGCCCGCAAGCGGGTCAGAGAGTGGGTCAGAGCGTTCCCGACCGCCAAGGTCTGTATCGGCAACCACGACGAGCGTGTGGAGCGTCTCGCGTCCTCTGCGGGCGTCCCGCCTCAGTTCGTTCGTTCGTACGCTGAGACATGGGGCACCGACGGCTGGGACTGGAAGCATGAACACTACATTGACGGTGTTCGGTACTATCACGGGACCGGCCTGAGCGGTCAGAGACCTGCTCTGCGGGCAGCCATTGCCAGCATGACCCCTACTGTCTGCGGGCATGTCCACAGCCAGGCGGGCGTAGCGTGGTCGGTCGGTCCCGGTTTGAGCGTGTGGGGCATGGACACCGGGTGCGGGGTCGATGGAGACCACCCGGCCATGGCCTACGGGAGACACCTGCTCTCCAGACCCGTCCTGGGGTGCGGTGTGGTGATCGACGGGCACCCCTACTACGAGAGGTTCGAGCCATGAGCGACCAAGAGTACCGGCCTGCGGAACATGTAGCCCGTGAGATACTCGGGATGCTCTTGGAGGACGGGGCCGACGCCGTGGTGGTGACGTGGTGCCGGACCGTGAAGAACGAGACCCGCGTCTATCACGCGAGTCTCGGAAACCGCTACGCAGTCGTTGGGATGCTTTCAGATGTCTTCGAGGAGATGACCCGAATCGAAGACGAGGCCGAAGAAGAAGACGAGGAGAGTAATCGTGATTGAACTACTTGGGGAAGCAGGCGGGGTGCTGGTCGCGGGGGCCATTCTCTACGCTGCTCGGGAACTGAGGAGGATCGGCGATGCGGTACGCGATCTTGATTTGCGGGTGTCTCGTGTTGAGCACTGGTTGCAGCGTCCGGGGGTTCAGCAACCTCCCCGATGGCCCGGCGATGCCTTCGACGTTGAGGTCCGCAGCCGCGGTGGCAAGGGCGGAGGCTGATGCGCTTGACCAGATTGCTGACCAGAATGAGGGCATCATTCGGCAGGTCATTGGAGCGGCTCAGTCGGCTGCTAGCGGCCTGGGGGCACCGGCTGTCCTGAC